TTAAAAATTTACATAGCTACTGAAAGCATCTGTTGCTTCTTTAGTAACTTCATCAGAAACATGAGTGTAAGTATCCATAGTTATTTGTAAAGAAGAATGTCCTAAACGTTCTTGGATTATTTTAGACCTAACGTTATCTGATTCGAATAATAATGTTGCGTGGGTATGCCGAAAACCATGACAACCAATAGAATGTAAGTTTGCTTTTTCTGCCAATCTTTTAGAACGTTGGTAAATGTCTTGACTTCGGAACATGGTACCATCAATTTTTGTAAAAATGAGTTGTGTTTTAAACCCACCTTTTTTCATTAAAGCCTCACGCTGTCTAAGTTTCCATTTTTTTAAGATATAAGCAGTCTTGTTATCAAAAGAAATTTTACGAATAGAATTGGGAGTTTTAGGATCGTTTATAGTCAATCCATTTGTACTGATAGCAGTAGTTTTATTTATATTAACTACCTGCTCTTTAATATCAATATCATTCCAATTCAATGCTAAAGCTTCACCAACACGTATACCAGTAAAAGAAAGTAAGCGAAAAATAGCACAGTCTAAGTCAGCATAGTATTTTAGAACTAAACTTTCTTCTTTGGCTTGATTGGCAATATTATCAGCTGTATTTAAGAAATGTTCCAGTTCGTCTTTTGTATAGAACTTTCTTTTTGTATTCTTTTCTACTTTCTTTAGCGAACTAGGCTTAGTTATTTTCTTAAATGGGTTTGAGGCTATTATTTCTAAACCAACAGCATAGTCACAAACACGAGAAGCATAACTCAAAAGTACTTTTCCCATTTCATTCTTTTTATACCATTCATTAACAGATTTTTGCACGATCTTGACTGTTAAACGCTCAAGTCGCATTTTCCCGAATGTGGGTAAAATGTGTTTTTTCATACGTCGTTCAGTAGCTATAAATGTGGATTCCCTAACTGTTTTTTTGTATTCGTCCAACCACATATAATAAACTTCTTCAAAAGTGGTTAAACGAGTATGCTCGTTAGCTAGGTTTCCATTATCAAAATCTAATTTTTTTTGATTAAGCTTGAGCTGTGCTTCTTTTTTTGTATTACAGTTTCTGATAGTGACATTAATTTGTTTTCCAGTTAAATAATCTACGCCTAAATAGGCAGTTACTTTCCAGTATTTTTTTCCTTTTTTTGTATATTGTTTAAAAGTTGCCATTGTTTATCCTTTCCACTTGGGCAAGCGAATAGAAGGAATGACAAATTTCTAGCACCTCCTTATTAAATTTTAAAGCCCCTAGCATGAATCGAACACGCTAGAACTCGCCAGAGAGGGGGATAATAAAGCATATTTTTTTGTTAAGCAGTACGCGTTACTTTTTATTCTCTAATTTTCTAATAGCTTTTTCTAAATCATTTATTTTTTTTATTAGCATATCTATTTTTTCATCTTTTTCATCATTGTTATTAGATTCATTACTTTTATTAAAATATTCAGTAATAGTAGAAGTTAACATGCCAACAAACCCAATTCCCACAATCATCAAAATGATTGCAGCAATTCTTCCTAATGGAGTAGTTGGAGAAATATCACCATACCCGACAGTTGTTGTTGTTACCAAAGCCCACCAAAACGCATCAATGTATGGAACGTTTTCTGCATATGAGTAAATCATTGCTGAAATAACAATGAGAACCGAGCTTAAATAAATCACGTTTAAAAATCCGTTAGTATTTAAAAATGATTTAGTGTTTCTTGTTAATTTGCCAACCACACCTATCGCTCTTGTTAGCTTTGCTAGTCTAGCTATTTTAGCTATTCGAAACAACCTAGCGATTCTAAAGAAAGAAAAAATAGCATCAAAAGGAATTATCGCGATCAGATCAAAAATATTTTCTTTAAAAAATTTGATTTTATTTTTTGAAATAAAAAATCTAGCAATGTAATCAATTGTAAATGTGATTAAGATAATATTATCAATAACGTTAAATGGTGGATTACTAATATTAATAACATTTGAAAAATCAAGAATAACTAAAGCGATTGAGATTAATGCTAAAACAACAATAGAGTAATTATAGAATTTTTGATTTATTTTCAATGAAGTTCTCTCACTCTCTAAATGAGGTTTAAGTCCGTGTTCCCAGCACGGACTTTTTTATTTCAAATAAATTTCTTGTCCCATTTTTAAGTTGTAATGAGCTATAACATTTGAATAATTGTATTGTCCTTCATATTTTTCGATTAAGCTTCTAAACATATATTGTTCTGCTTCGGATTCCATCTTAGAACGAAAAGCAGGAATTTTATACAATTCCATTATATCCACATGGTCTTTTACATGCTTTAACTCGTGATATATTGCTTCTTCTTGTTCTGATGGTGTTAAATTTTGATTTACAAATATGATACCGTAGGTAGGGTCGAAACATGCGCGTTTGTTCAAAGTAGTAAAAACTAACTCCACATTATATTCTTCTACCAACTCTTTGATACTTTTCATATAAGCACAACCTTTGACTTATTTCCCGAATCTACCCTTTAAATATGCACGGATAACTTCTCTGTCATGATCATCAAGCGGTTCACCGTCAAAACTCATGACGTTATCCAGTACATCATCTAAATCATCAGAATTTTTTTCATCAGTTGCTTTAGTATTATCAGTTCTTCCCAATAGATAATCTACCGATACATTGAAGTAGTCCGCAACTTTTTGTAGGCCTTCTGAGTTTGGAGAAACTTTTTTCCACTTGCTAAAATATCCATTTGAGTAACCTAGAGTAATTTCTAATTGTCGAATAGACATTTTCTTCCTTTTTGTCAACTCTTTTATTATTTCATAAGTATTCATTGATTTGACAACCTTTCTGAATGCTTACAAAAAAAAGTTTAGAAAAAAACTCTATTTAGTGTTGACAAAATAGAGTTAAAGCTCTATACTTTATCTCGTAAACAAGTTAATCAACTAAAAAGACAACAAAAAAACAATATTGATAAATAAACGCTAACCGCCAAGAAAGCTATAAATCAATGTTTTTAATGTCTTATTTAATTACGGTTTGATTATAGAATAAAACTCTATTTGTGTCAACTGAATTTAGAAAATAGTTGATTAATTTGTTTACTAATTTAGAGAAAGGAGAAAAAACATGGCAAATATTCAAGAAACACGTCAAAAAATCTTGAATCACTTTGAGAAAAATCAATGGGAGATTCCTGATGTAGCAAGTGCTTTAGGAATTACAGAACAATATCTACGTAAAATCCTAAATAATCCAGAAAAACATCTGAAACAAATGACCGATATTATTGCTTATTACAAAATCAGATAGGAGGTGTAAAAAATGGAAGTGATTTTAACTCCAGAAAATGAAGCTTCTCTAAGAGATTTTGTACACGGAATTATTGTTGATGAAATAGAAAAAGTACGAAGAGATACCGCAGTTGATAAGCGAGTCTTAAATCAAACAGAGATTGCAAAATATTTCAATGTATCCACAACAACAATAAGAGAATGGGAGAAGCTAGGGCTTCCGCATGGATCAGTAAGTAAACAAGGGAAGTTCTACGACAAAGAAGAGTGTCGCAGATGGCTTCTATCACAAAAAAGATAAATCTTGGGCAAGCGAAATTTAGGGAGGAAATAATATGAAAAAAATATATCACTTGAGACGTATAGCGGCGCTGTTGGTTGTGTTCAGACTAGGTCTATTGGTAGGTGGAAATATTGGACCATTAATCCAAAACATGTATATAGCGGTTTTTATCATTTGGCTTTTAATTTATGATTTAGCGCTTGAAGATCGCGAGGTGAAGTAAATGAATGTATTCGACGTAATAGGAATAGTCGCAATTCCAGTAGCTATCTTGTGTTTTCATAATTGGATAATTGGTGAGCGATTAAGTGAAGCTGAAAGCCTAATAAATAGTTTAACCATTCAACAAATGAACTCACGACCAACATTTCAAGATAGTAGGACAGGAGCCGTTTTACCAACCCGACAACAAGCTATACCACCACAAATGAAAACTAAGACTAAATCGGTTTTGAATGAATATGAAACTGAAATGGTTAAAGAAGTAGTGCTAGAAAAAATCGATGTATTGAAGAATAATTTGCGATTTATGCGATCTAATCAACGCAAACACAACAACGTTTATACATTAAATCAGCTTGAAAGACAATTGACTCTGTATGAAAGAATTTACAAAAAGATGTCTGATAATGAGGAATGAAAAGATGGAACAACAAATAAAGACCCACTTCGACGGCCATCAAAGTAGGTCAATTACAAATATCAAATTCAAGGAGAGTGTACCACATGAATAAAGAAATTGAAAGAATGATTATTGAACTTGAAAAAGAATGTAAGGCACAGAATGTTGAACTTCTTTTATGTGCTACAAATTTTGAAACAGGCCAAGGAAGTACTGCTTTTTGTGGTTCAGTTATCGGGTTAGCTATACTCTTGCAAAAACTTGTAGGTGATCTAAAAGACCAATTAAGTATAAGCGAATCTTGTGATTGTCCAGAATGCGTAGCAGAAAAAGCCGAAGATGCTGCAAATGAAAAATCTATGGATGAACTACTAACTGCATTTTTACGGGGTGACCTGCAATGATTGAAGTAAGAGGTTTAAGTGATGATGTTTACGAATTAATGTTAGCGAATGCTCAAAATAGGATTATTCAATCAATTCGAACTGCAGCAGCAAATGGTAATACAAGTTGCGTAGTGAATAGTAAAGGTCTTACATCAACGTTTTTATCTCAATTAGAAACAGAAGGATTTGATCACGTTGAACTTGAAGAAAACAAAACGAAAATATTTTGGGAGTGGTGAAAATGCCTGAATTTGATTCATTAGGGGCTAGACAAGAACCTCCAGAAGAAAAAGAAGCATTAGAGCCAACATGGGAATATGACAAAGAAGAGGAGAATGACAATGAGTAATGATTTAACACAGGTGACACAACGATCTTTAGATGAACAAGTCATCGGAAATTTAAATAGATTGCAAGAGCAGGGATTAGAAATGCCACCAGGCTATAGCCCGCAGAATGCATTGAAAAGTGCTTTCTTTGAACTAACCAACAATTCAGGAGGAAACCTTCTTCAGTTGGCAGCTAACAACCCTGAAACTAAAACATCTATTTCTAACGCGTTACTAGATATGGTCATCCAAGGATTATCACCAGCAAAAAAACAATGTTATTTCATCAAGTATGGAAATAAAGTCCAGCTTATGCGCTCATATTTTGGAACCATGGCTGTATTAGATCGAGTAACAGGAGGTGCAGAGATCACGCCTGTTGTAGTAAGAGAAGGCGATGAATTTGAAATTGCTATGGACGGACCAGACTTAGTTGTTGCTAAACATGAAACATCCTTCGAAAACCTAGACAACGACATCAAGGCTGCTTATGTGGTTATTAAGCTAGCAAATGGTAAAGAAGTAACAACGGTCATGACTAAAAAACAAATTGATAAGTCATGGAGTAAAGCAAAAACAAAAAATGTTCAAAACGATTTCCCAGAAGAAATGGCAAAAAGAACTGTCATCAATCGAGCTGCTAAATATTTAATCAATACTAGTAACGATAATGATTTATTTGTGCAAGCTGCTAAAGACACACTCGAAAATGAATTCGAACGAAAAGATGTGACACCAGAGCGAGAAGAGCAAGCTGCGGTACTTGAAGAAAAACTATTTTCCAACAATAAAAAAGCTGTTGATCAAGAAAACGATAATGAACGAATTACACGTGTAGCTGATGTACCAGGGCAACCCGATATTGAACAAGCCAAACCAATTGAAAAAGAAGATTTAACGAAAGTGGCGGACCAAATTTTAGAAGAACCAGTTCAGGAAACTTTGGATGTAATGGCTGGTTATGAAACCAATCAGAAAGAGAGTGAATCTGATGTCTCAACGATTGAAGAAGACGATTATCCTTTCTGATGAAAATTATTATTCACAAGAAGCGGACCTATCTTATATGTCTGTCTCTCAATATAAAAAATTTCTGGAATGTGAAGCTGCAGCTCTTGCCAAGTTAAAAGGCGAATGGACACCAGTTAGTGATCCAAAAGCATTGCTAGTTGGTAATTATGTTCATTCTTACTTTGAATCACCAGAAATTCATGAAGCATTTAAAAAAGAAAACAAAAGCAAGATGTTTTCTTCAAGAAAGCCGTTTGGGCTACTGAAAGATTTCCAAATTGCCGAGCAGATGATTGAAAGATTAAAACAAGAAGAAGCCTTTTTAAATATTTATCAAGGCGAAAAAGAAGTGATCGTCACAGGTGAAATCGGCGGTGCAATGTGGAAAGGGAAAATTGATTGTTTGAATTTAGAAGAAAAGTATTTTGTAGACATCAAAACAACCAAAGATATGCATGAGAAGAAATGGGATGAACGTTTAAACAGAAAAGCAAACTTCATTGAACGCTTCGGTTACGTGTTACAAATGACAGTTTATTGTGAACTGCTTCGCCAACAATATGACAAAAATTTTCTTCCTCTCATTGCAGCAGTTTCGAAACAAACACCTAGTGAAGCAAAACTAATCACTCTTAGCGAAGAAAAAATGATTTGCGAATTAGAAGAATTAAAAGAAAACATCGAGCATGTTGTGCGAGTGAAAAACGGCGAAGAAGAACCAGTTAGTTGTGGAACTTGTGAATATTGTAGAGGACACAACAAAATTACAAATTTTACCAGTATGGACGATTTATAGGAGGTGCATAACGAATGAATACTGGATATATAAAATTGTATCGAAAAGTGACTAATTCATTCGTTTGGACCAATTCCGATATGTTCAAGCTTTGGATACTTTGTTTAATGAAAGCAAGTCATGAAGACAGGAAGTTTTTGTTTAATGGTCAAGAAGTACGCTTGACAAGCGGACAATTCGTCACGGGAGCCCATGCGATAGCAAAAGAGTACAACGAAGGAGTGTCGAGTGACAAAGCGATTGCATGGCGAACGCTATGGAGATGGCTTAAGAAATTTGAAAATGAAGAATTATTGACAATCCAGTCAAACGCTAGATACAGCGTTATAACAATAAAAAATTGGTCTGATTATCAATCAGGTGACAAGCCGTTGTCAAGCCAAAGACAATCGAGTGACAAGCCATTGACAACATACAAGAATGAAAAGAATGATAAGAATGAAAAGAATGTTGTAGTAGTAGAAGAGCAGCAGTCAGTTTTTCAACTTTATCAATCAATTTTCGGAATGCTAAATTCGGTCACTACTCAAAATTTAGAGTACTGGTGTAATGATTTATCAACTGAATTAGTAAGTGAAGCTTTAAAAATTTCCGCAAAATCAAATGCTAGAAATTTCAAATATACAGAAAGCATTTTGAGAAATTGGGAACAAGAAGGCGTTAAAACTTTAGATGATGTAAAAGCTTTAGCCGTAAAAAGAGAACGTAATACAACCAAGCAACAGAAATCAAACACAGGTCATTCAGATTACGATGATCTTGGATTTTAGGAAGTGAAAGAATGAAGTCGGCATCAGATGGATTTTCAAAAATGATTAAAACATTGCTTTATATCACACCTGATCCATGTCCAGATTGCGGAGGAAATCTTTATGCTTGGCGTGCAAAAAACAAGGATGGGTCCGATAGATGTCCGCCAACTTGCATGGAATGTGGCTATAAAGCACGCAAAAAAGCAGAAGACCTCGAAACAGAGAAAATGTTTAACGATAGTTTGAAAGCCAGAGCGATTAATTACTTGAAGTACAGCTCTCTTTATACCGACAAAAATTTAATTAATTGTCGTTTTAAAACATACAAAACAGTAGACACAGAAACTAAGCTTGCTTTTGAAATTGCAAATCGAGCCACAACTGAAATTCTTTTGAATAAACCAATTCATATGATTCTTTCAGGAAAAAGTGGTGTTGGAAAAAGTCATTTAGCTATGTCAACGGCTTGGGAAGTGTTGGAGAAATCAAACTATGATAAACGCTGCTTATTTATTAGCTATGCGGAACTCTTAGAACAACTAAAATTTGCGATGAATGATGAGCAAGCCAGAAAAGAGATAACAGGTAGTTTGATGGCAGAAATCAAAAGCGCAGATTTAGTAGTTCTGGACGATTTAGGAGCCGAGTTGGGAGTTAAACAAATTGATGATAGGAATAAAAGTACTAACTTCAATAACGACACCTTGAATCGCATTGTAGAAGCTCGGCAGAATAAAGCAACTATTTTTACTACGAACTTAACTGGTAAAGAAATGAGTCAAGCTTATGGGGAGAGAATTCTTTCTCGTATCATGAGTAATTCACAAGGTTTTGTGATGAAAATTGAAGGGACATCAGACAAACGAGTAGCAGGCATCTAAAATGTTATTTTTAGCGAATATATTCAGCGTAGAGCGGTTTTACAATCAAGTGAATATAAATAGATACAAAGAAAGAAAAACGGATTAAAACGCATTTTAAAGCCTTAAAAACAAATCGATAGAAAGGGGAATCATTCAATGCCGTATGTAGTGAAAATTTCAGCCTATCTTGGCAAAGATGGTCGACCAGTAGCCAATTTAAAAGATGCTGTGCTATTTGAGCAAAAAGAGACAGCAGCTATTGCAACAATCGTATCTGGCGGAACCGTTTCAGAAGTAAAGGAAGCCATTATAATGCCAGAAAAACCAAAGAAACATATAGGGAAATCTATTAAACGGATTGATAAGAAGGAACCGACCGAAAAAGCTACCAAAAGTAATCAAGCCTGGATGAAAGGGGCTAAATAAGAATGAAGTGTGTTAGATGTCAAGATCAGCGCGTGATTTGGGGCAAAGACAGATTTAATTATGCAACACCTATTCCATGTCCTGAATGCAACAAAGATGGAAAAGCAGTTCGAGCGGAAACTGCGACCAAGGAAAGGGAGTTAAAACAATGCAATCACCAACAGCCCTGAATAAGCGAGGAAACAAAGTCACAATTGATGGTTACACATTTGATAGCCAGAAGGAAGCTAACTTTTATACAAAGTTTGTCAAAAATTGTGGGTTACCTTTTGAAGTTCATCCGCGTTTTAGACTAACCGAACTTACACCAACTGCGGATGGTATAGGCAAAATTTCGGCGATAGCTTATTCACCTGACTTCATCATAAAAAACTTAGATGGGAGTTGGAGACATGTCATTGATATTAAAAACTCTTTTGGCGTGTATGGTATTGACCAATCCGTTAAGCTTCGTTTTCGTCTATTTGCCCTTCGATATGGTCATCCAGTTGAAGCGATTGTTGTTCGTGCTAGAGATTTTAAAGTGATCACTCAAGGTGTAACTAAGCCTTTAAACGAAAAAAGACCATTCATAACCGATAATTTCGATTACGAATGGAAAGATGCAACTAATTATTAAACGAAAGTAGGAAAATAAAATGACAAAACAAGTAAATTTCAGACCAGAAGTGAAAAAAGTGACATCTAAATCAAACGGAAATATCGAAGTGCTATTAGTGGTTAGCAACGCTTCATTAAAAGGGAAATATGAAAGTTTAAACGAATTTTTAGGTAAAACAGTATCAACGACCATTGAGCCAGAAACAGTAGAATACAAGGTACCAGTTAACAAGCAGACGAATAAGCCAAATGTCGAATACGTTGTAAACAACGACGGAACAGTTGAAGTTCTAAAAGAAGAACAGACTTCTTTAGAAATGGGCGATGATGTGCAAGAAGTCGAAGAAGTTGCTGTGCAAGTATCGAAAGAAACCATTGACGAATTCATCAAGAAAGCAACCACAATCGAATGGCCAGAATCAGTAACAATCAACGTTCGTGGTGTGTTGCATCGAATCGATGAAGGGGAAGCGCTAGAAGAAATTGCGGCTGATCATGATGTTTCAGTTGAAAATCTAATCAACCAAGTTGAACTTGCACGCCAACATTTTGCACCGTTTGCAGATTCTTGGAGCAAAAACAAAGAGAACATCATTTTCCCTGAAAAGACAGTTGAAGATGATGAAGAAGAAATCGAAGAATAATCTCGTAGAAAGTGAGTGTTCATTTTGCTTGAGATTTATTATACGCCAACATCCGCAATAATTGCGGATGCATTGGCTAAAACATATGAAGTTGTTTCTTTAGAAACAGCTAGAAATATTGCCAAGAAATTTAAGGCTAGTTTAAAGCAGAAAACGGACCTTTATGTGATTGAGGGAATTTTGATTGATGCTGGTTATAAAAAAGAGCCAGTGAATTTGTAAGAAAGCGGGTGAATAAGATGGTTCCAAAGTTTAGAGCGTGGGATAAGCGAGAAAACACAATGAGAGATGTAGCTGTCTTACATTTTACTAAAGGTGGTAAGGTTAACAGTATCGAATATTGGAAGACACCTTCCGAATTGAAATCATACCATGTACGAAATTTAGTCCTCATGCAATCTACAGGGTTGAAAGACAAGAACGGCGTTGAAATTTTTGAGGGTGATATTTTGAAAATAATAGAAGTAACAAATGAAGGTATTTCAGAATACATTACTGATGTTATTTGGGAAGACTGTTCATTCGTGTTTAAAAGTGAGGGTGTAGATTACTATGACACTTTTTTAGGAGCGTTTTCAGGAGATCCAAATACGACATACCCACTTTTTGAACTATTAGTCATCGGAAATGTATGGGATAACCCAGAACTATTGGAGGGAACAGAATGAGCTTTAAAGAAGCTTTCAAGGATGAATATGTTGAAATTGACATAAGTAATAACAAAGAAGCAAAAGCTTTCTTTGAAGAAAATGTATATAAAAGGGAAAGAGAAATATTAAAGAAGTCAGATGTCTTGTTTAAATGTATTGAGGAGGAAGCGGAATGAAATTTTACGAAATTAAAGAACCTTATTTTGCATTAATCGCTGCTGAAGATGAAAAACAATGTTTAGAACTATACAAGGATATTATTTGCGACGTAGAAGACGAAACAGAATTTTTCGATGATATGAAAACAATTGATAAATACGAAGCGTTCAAAATGCTTGCTAAAAGTCGTATTGAAGATGGTGGAGAATTGGGCTTAGAAGAAGCTTTCAATCAGTTAGAAAACCTTGAATCAAATGGCGAAGTATTGTTAATCGATGGTAGCTTGCTTTAGGAGGAAAACAGCGATGAATAAACAAATAGAAACTGCAATGAACAACATTTACAAGTTCACAATTGTTGAAGAGGACGGAAAAAATAAAGTCCATGCGCCAAAAATGGACTTGCCCGAATGCGTTAAAGAGCGCATTAAGTTTTTTGGAAAATATGCTGAAGATGGACTTAGTTTTCTAGGATGCATTGAATTGATTATGGCAGAAGACGAAGAAAAATTAAAACAAGATTTTGAAATTGGCGCTTATGAAGATTATTTGCCAGCTAGTGAAGAATTCAAACAATGGCGTGATGAGATAGCTTTACGCAATTTACATCAGATGGAAATTGTTGTGGCCTTAATTTATGGATTAGGAGATGAAAGTAATGAATAAACAAGAATTGATTGAAGAGTTAGAATGCTTAGAAGTTCCTACAGATAGTCTTGATTATTTGAAAGGTGCTAACTATGCTGTCGAAAAAGCAATTAGCTTAGCAAAACAACTAGACGAACCGAAAAAAGTCGTTGTGCCGAAGTTTGTGGCGGATTTTATAGAAGACGGCAACCATTACGATAAAATAGCGTTCTTAGTACATCAGAAGTATCTAGGTATCAACTCGCTCATGAGAGAATGCCCTGTTAAAGACTGGCTTATGTCTGTGGACTATGAAACTGTATTAAGTTTAGTAAACGGCTATGAAGTCGAGAAAGAGCAATTGTATAAAGTAGTTATTGATCATAAATATTTAGTGCAACTTTTTAGTGGTAGAACTGATGCTAGACTTGTTGAGTATGAAGAACTAACAAATTGGCACGATTCAGCATATAAACTTACTGAATCAGTAATCAAAGCAATTGACGAGCGCTATTGGCCGTTTGCTGTGAAGGTAGAAGGTGAATAAATGAAACGCAACTGGAAAAGAGTAATAAATAAAGTTAGTGGCATTGCAATAATGATTCTTGTAGCCAAAGAAACCGTGAGCTATTTCGTGTATGGCAATGACATAACAAGCAGTGACCTTGTTTATTTCCTTTCATGCTCGTTTATTTTGGGATTAGGGCTATATTTAGGGGGTTCCAGCGTATGAGTTATCCAGAAGTTTTTATCTTAGGAAGGCAAGTTGATGGAGTGTATGTTGAGTACTTACATGGAGCAGAGAAAGCCGATTTATTTTTCGATTATGCGATAGCTTGTGATGAAAGAAATCATATGAATAAAACCAATATGAAAGATGGCACTTGGGAAATTTTAAAGTATGGTAGACCGATAACGGTCGAATTAAACAATAAAAAAGCCAACCGACCACTGGTTGACTAAGAAGAATATTTTACCAGAAAAGTGGTAGCTTGTGATATGTGAGGTTACTTTGCCCCAAACATTGGTCACAATAAAAATATTTTATCATGAGTAAAGAAAGCTGCCAACAAAAAAAGCCGGATTTCTCCGACTGTGGATAATGTGTGGATAACCTTGTGGGAAAGTCGTTATCATTATACCACAAATCACAAACGGGGGAATCAAAGGATGGTACTTTTTGACGTAAAAAAATATGAAACACCGGATGCAAAGGACGTAGATATGGAGCAAACTAAACATAACGTCAGTGTGTTCCTGTCTGCCTATCTTGCTGCTAGATGTCGTGTTGGCCAGCCGAGGGAACCAAAAGTAACAGCTTCATTCTCTTTGGTTCCACCATCAACGGCCAATAACACTTTTGAAGCCGAGCAAATGTTAATCCAGAAAGAAGAAGCTCAAGAAGAGTTTGATTACCTTCATAAGCTTTTTGTTAGAGGTTACTCTGCGATTCAGCATCCGCACAAACCAGATGTAACGGAGAGAAGAAAAAGAATCTTCTATGATCGCTATATCAACGGCAATCCAATCTATCTAGCAGCACAACGAAACTGTATCAGTGAAGAATCAGTGAAACAAGAATCTAATATGATCATTGTTCAATTTGCTTCGGCACTGGAACTGGTTGCTTTTAAGTAGCCATTTATTACACTTTTTATACCTCTTTTATACACTTTATCTACACTTCATATACCTTCTAAACGAGTTATTATGATAGTGTCAAAAAAATAAGAAATGCGACACACTTACACAAAATTTAAACGGAACGATTGCCTACTTATTTTTTTGATTTGAGATTACAAGGAAGTAAAAAAATTCTACTTTCTTCGTTTAGTCACTTGTGATCTCATTTAGATTCTCTCGCAAACCACCAATTATAAAACTAAAGAAGTGAGGTGAATTTCCTCTCTCTTTTTTCTACAGGTTTGCGAGAGTTAATGGAGCATAGCTTAATCGGTAGAGCAGCGGTCTCCAAAACCGTTAGTATAGGTTCGAGTCCTATTGTTCCAGTAAGTGGCATAAGCTGCTTAAATACTATAGATCGTCAATGAATGTTCGGACAAACAAATTGGCGCTACTACCTTTCACGAGGGCTGCATATAAATGCAGTCCTTTTTGTTTTAAGTGTAGTAGATTTTTCATTTTGAAAGGGGAATGCATATAAAATAATGATTGCTAAAACATATAGAGATGATGAATATTACACAACTGAAGAAGCTGCTACAAAATTTTTCGAATTAGTGGTTGCTCCAAGTGGGATATTAAAACATAAAGTATTACTTATGCCATTTACGACGATTGAAAGTCCTTTGTATACAGTAGCAACACAATATCACAATAATATTATTACTTTTACTGGAGATATGGATTTGTGGAAATGGGCGATTGATTATGAAGATATTGCTGTAGTAGATAATCCGCCTTTCTCTTTATCAGCGCAAATTGAAAATTATTACTTTGATAGAAATATTCCGTTTATTTTATTTAGAAGTGCTGTTAGTTATCCTAAACTTATTTTTAAACAGTCCAATGCAGGAGTTATTTATGAAAATAGCAAATCGGGAATTACATTTGATTAGGGAATTGGTAAACATATTCAAGGCGATGAATATATTAAAGACAACTATCCCAATTTAATTGACAATTTAAAAGCAGCTGGAGTTTTAGAAAAAGCAATTCCAGTCGGTTTTTCTTTTTATTTGACAAATTACAAATTCAAAATAAAAACTATCACATTTGAAAAAGTTCAATATCCTAAGAAGAAAGAACTATTTATGTATTTAAATCGAGGTGTATTTGATGAAAATACAAAAATGTGGATAGATAAAGAAGATGGAAGAATTCATTTGTTATCTTATTGATTATTTTTTTGAAAGGAGATAAACAATGCGTGTATTAATTAGAAGTTCAGCATCTGGTTCAGAGTATTGGGATACCGAAGAAAAAAGAAATGTGTTTGTTCCTAAAGGCCAAGAACCAGATTTTGAAGTTACTGAAAATCCCGAATCAATGCTAAGTAAAGAAGCTGATTTATATGTTGGTGGTTTACCAATTACTGTTGGGAATGTAACGATTGATACTGATGGGATTAAAGGCGAACGATTATTAACAACTGCAAGTGCTGCTGATGATGATGAACAAGATGAGCTTGTTTCGTCTGATGATGAATCTGTTGTATTAGAAGAAATGAATGTAAAAGAATTGCGTGAATATGCAAAACGAAAAGGTATTGAGATTCCAAGTGCTGTACGTGCAAAAGGTGAAATTCTCAATATTATTAAAGAATCTGAATAATGCGCTATTGTCAGTTTGAAGGTTGCTCTAATACAACAGAAAAAGGGGCTTATTGTTCCGAACATGCTAGGAAGTCTAGAAAAAAGAAAAAACCAAGCAATGTTTATCATCATGACAACAAATCATTTTATCGAACAAAAGCATGGCAAGATGTCGCTGACTTTGTCTATGAAAGAGAAAACGGCTGTTGTCAAAGGTGTGGTCGTTTTGTGTTTGGAAGGCAAGCACATCGGCATCATATAATACCAATCAAGAAGAACGAAATGCTCAAACTTGATCCAAACAATATTCGTTTATTGTGTCCAAAGTGTCATGTGATTGAGGAAAATGAAGCGGATGAGAAAAAAGTTTTTCCATCTTATTTTAAAAAATGAAGCCCCCCTATCAAATTCGATTCAAATTTTTTGTCGGGGGATAGGGTAGGGGGCAGTCACGCGTGTCGTTAGGTCAAAAATTTTAAAAATAAAAGGGGGGTGTATAAAAAAATGACCACAAAAGCGCAACGCAAAGCGATTATTGATGAAAAAGTTAATCACGAAAAAACGCGAATTTTAGAAATTATGCGCAAGTCTGATTTATACACTATTACTCTTGATCCATTGATTGAATCATACTTGGATATTTTTGAAGTTTACCAATACAAATACATGCTGTGGAAAGAAAAAGGATTTCCCGAAACCCAAAAAACAACAAACAAGGCTGGAGCTACTAACAATAGCAAGCATCCACTAGCGCAACAAGTCGAAGTTTGGGCCGATAAAAAAATGAAAGCATTGGATTTATTAGGATTGACCAATAAGTCAAAAACAGGCAGACAAATTACTGGTGGTTCAACAGCTAGAGCAGATGAAGAAATGAAACGGCCAGAAGAAAAGCCTGTAGATGAATTGGCAGAACATCGGAAAAAATGGCGTAAAAAGGCAGGGAATGAAACATGATTGAACCTGGTGTAAATTATGCTGATTTATTTGCGAAAGAAGTTCGAAAACATCCTAAGAAATATCCGAAAACGGTTCGTTTAGCAATAGATCGTTGGTATCGATGGAAGAAACGAAAAGATATTTGGTTTGATGTTGATCGTGCAAATGAAATGATGGACTGGGTAGAATCTTTTATTGTTCATACAAAAGGCGATATGGTAGGTAAACCATTTCTTTTAGAGCCATGGGAAAAATTCATTTATTCTTGGATTTATGGCTGGGTAAAAGAAAATGAAAAAGGGCAAGTAGTCCGTGTTACTCGTGAGGCATACGTACAAATACCAAAGAAAAATGGGAAAACATTAATAGCCGTAGGGGCGTTGGGATATGCTATGTATGGCGAAGGTGCCTTATCTGTCGATTGCTATGCATGTGCTTCTGATTTTGCGCAAGCTCAGTATGCTGCTAAGCCTTTTGCCGCTACTATCCTAAATAATCCAGTGCTATTAGATGGGACTAAAATATTTAAAGGTCCAAAAGGCACCGTTTCAAGTATTACGTATGACTATTTACATGGAGATATGGCTTATACAAATAAGTTTATTGTTCAGACAAAAAACATTGATAACATAGAAGGTTCCAATCCATATTTTGTTTTAAATGATGAGCTGCATAAACAAGAGAAAATGGAGCAGTACGATAACTTTAAATCTGCACAAATTTCATTGCCACAGCCGTTAATGTTTAATATTTCTACAGCTGGTAAAGGAAGTAGTTCGGTTGGTATTCGTGTTTATAAAGAAGCAAAAGAAGTTTTGAAGCGTGATGATAATGATTCAAACTTTGTTTTGATTTATGAACCAAATAAAGGATACGATTGGACAGATAAAAAAGTTTGGGAAATGTGCAATCCTAACTGGGGAATATCTGTTGATTTGTCTGCTTTAGAATCAGCCTTTAAAACTGCGCAACGTTCCGCTCACTCGAAAGCTGAATTTTTAACGAAGCATTTAGATGTGTTTGTGAATGGTGCAGATAATTTCTTTGAACAAGATCAAGTGGAACCGTGTTTGGTTCCCACAAATGAATTAGGAAACTTAAGTGGCGAGCCATGTTGGATTGGTTTGGACTTATCTAAAAGCCGAGATTTAACTTGTGTATCATTAAATTTTCCTACATGGGATGCCGAAGGAAAAGCGATACTCAAAGTAAAACAATTATATTTTATTCCTAGTGAAAATATTGATTTTCGAGAAAAGGAAGATAATGTGCCGTATTCTGAATTAGCAGAACAAGGATTTGTTGAATTTTGTGATGGTAAGTTAATTGACCAAGAACAAATATTTCATTTTATTGAAGATTGCATGGATTTTTATGATGTTCAACAAGTTAATTATGATCCAGCGATGAGTGACCGATTAGTTGAAAAATTGGAAAATTTAGGCTTGGAATGTGTGCAAGTTGATCAGTATGCAAGAGTATTGAACTCGCCGCTTGAAGATGCCGAGCGATTATTTTATGAGCAAAGGATTATGTTTGATAATCCTTTATTTTTGTATTGCGCTTTAAATGTGGTTGTCAAAATGGATTTTCAAGGCCGTAAAGTACCAAGTAAAAACCAGTCAAAGAGAAAGATCGATGGATTTGTTGCTTTCCTTTGTGCGCATAAGGAAACAATGGATCAAATGATTGATGTCAACGAAGATGATATGGATGAATATTTAGATTCTATCTATCGATAATAGAAAGGCGGTGAGATTTTGAAGCTAAGAGATAGACTTTCAAATGCTGTATATGGATTTTTGGAAAAGCGTGGCTGGATTGAAGATATTTATGGCAATGTAACAAGATATTCACAACGTTTTGTTAACGATTCTTCTATTATGGAATCGTCTGATGTTTATGAATTGGTACAAGATATTTCTAATCAAGTTGCACTAGCAGAGCCAGTAGTGATTGGCCCTGATGGCGAAGAAGTCAAAAACCATTTCTTGCTAAACATATTGAAAAATCCTAATGATTATTTAACTGGTTTTGAATTTGCAAAGCTTGAAACAAATACATTGTTAATCAATGGAGAAGCTTTTCCTATTACAGATAATGACCAGTTACATTTAGGATATGGTGTTCAAACGAAATTAGATGATCGTTTGATTGAAAAATTTTCAATGAATGGCCAACCAATACCAGGGAGTATGATTCGTCATATAAAAAATATTGGTGTGGATTCCTTAAAAGGTGCTGGAATTATTGATCTTGCAAAAAGCACGTTAGAAGGCGTTTTAAGTGCTGAAAAGGTTTTGACAGAAAAATATAAGAAAGGCGGCTTGCTCGCTTTCTTGTTAAAGCTGGATGCGCATATCAATCCAAATAACAGCGCTCAACAAAAGATAGTAAAAGCTATTTTAAATCAGTTGGAAGAAACGCAAGATAATGATAGTCATTCAGTTAAAATGATTCCTTTGGGCAAAGGATACTCAATTGATACTTTAAAAAGCCCAATTGATGATGCAGCTATTCTTAATTATTTGGGTGTTTACAAAAAAGACCTAGGAAAATTTTTAGGAATAGATGTAAATACTTATCAAGCATTAATGAGAACAGATATTGAAAAAGCAATGATGTATCTGCACAACAAAGCAATTAAACCAATATTAAAAAATAAGAGCGAGCATTACTCGGCTCTTTTTTTTGTGCCTAATTCTGGTTATCGAGTGGAATGGAAAATTAATATTTTGGACTTTGTACCTTATTCCACCAAAACAAATATTGGGTACAACATCGTTCGAACTGGTATTACCAGTCCTGATAATGTGGCAGAAATGCTTGGTTTTCCTAGACAAAATACTGAAGCAACACAAGCCGTCTATATTTCAAATGATTTAACGGAAATCGGCAAAAAGAATGCTACCGATAACTCATTGACAACAGAGGATGACTTGAAGGGAGGTGGTAAGAATGAAGAAACAGGAAATTCGGACATTTGACATCACAAACCTTAAAACAAGAAGCGAAGAAGATAGTCAAACACAGATTGTTACTGGCTATGCGGCGGTGTTTAATAGTCCAACAGAATTATGGGAAGGCCTAAATGAAGTGATTAAGCCTGGAGCTTTCAGTCGTGCTTTGTCAAACTCTGATGTTCGTTGTTTATTCGATCATGACTGGGGCAAAGTATTAGGGCGCACAAGAAGTGGAACTTTGAAACTTGAAGAAGATGATAAGGGACTACGATTTGAAGTTGAGTTGCCCAATACAACTGTTGCCAATGACTTGATTCAATCAATGTCACGTGGGGACATTAATCAGTGTAGCTTTGGTTTTTATCCAACGGAAGAAACTTGGGATTATAGTTCAGACCCAGTTTTAAGAACTATCCATGAAGTCGAATTGTATGAAGTTTCTATTGTTTCTTTGCCTGCTTACGAAGATACAGAAGCAGCACTAGCAAGAAACAAACAAGAAATGAAGCAAGATATTAAAACTAGAAAAAAATTAATTAAAAAAATTAAAACAGCGCTTGAAGCGTAGGAGGAATTTATTATGAACAAAGAATTATTGCGTCAATTACAAGCTCGTCACGAGAAACGATTAAGTGATTTACAAGGCAAAATTGAATCTGGAGAAGTGCGTGAAGCAGATTTAGATTCAGTTAATGAAGAAATTGATGGTTTAATCGATGAATTAAAAGCCATTAAAGCTGAATTAGGGGATGACAATTCAGAATCTGGTGATGGTGAAGGTGATGACGGAACCGCTAAATCTGATAATACTGATGATGAAAATAAAGAAGCTCGTGAAAAAGATACGAACGAAAATAACAATGATAAAAACGAAGAAAATCGTGGCGGCATGATTAGTCAAGAACAGCGTGATGGCTTGTTACGCACAATTCATGAAGGAATGGAGGCTAGAAATGCGATGTCTAATGAACAACGTGAAAAACAAATTCGTAAAGCATTTGCTGATTTTGTTATTGGTAATATTTCAGAAAGTGAAGCACGTTCATTAGGTATTGAAACAGGCAATGGTTCAGTGACAGTACCAGAAGTAATTGCATCCGAAGTGATTTCTTATGCTCAAGAAGAAAACCTATTGCGTAAATACGGAACAGTGATTCGCACGGCTGGCGATGTGAAGTATCCAATTCTTGTGAAAAAAGCAGAGGCTAATGTAAACAAAAAAGAACGTACGACAGATATTGCTGAAACAGCGATTCAATTCGATGAAATTTTACTTGATCCAGCAGAATTTGATGCATTAGCAACTGTAACGAAAAAACTATTAAAAATGTCTGGTGTGCCAGTAGAAGATATTGTTGTAGAAGAATTGAAAAAAGCATATGTTCGCAAAGAAATTAATTATATGTTTAATGGCGACGATGCAGGAAATGAAAACCCAGGAGCTTTAGCTAAAAAAGCTGTTGCATTTGAAAAACCTGTAGATTTAACAGCTGCAGGTGCTGGTCAAAAATTATATGATGCATTGATTGAATTTAAAAATACACCAGTAACAGAAGTAATGAAAAAAGGTCGTTTTATTATTAATCGTGCAGCTTTAACTGCTATTGAAAAAATGAAAACAGATGATGGATTCCCATTGTTACGACCATTCACGCAAGCAGAAGGTGGTATTGGTTATCAATTAGTTGGCTATCCAGTTGATTGGACCGATGCAGCAGATAAAAAAGGTGAACCAGATACACCAGTATTATATTTTGGTGATTTTTCTGCTTTCAAAATTCAAGAAGTTATTGGAGCGTTAGAAATTCAAAAATTGGTTGAAAAATTCTCTGGAAAAAATCAAGTTGGTTTCCAAATTTACAACTTGTTAGATGGCCAATTAGTTTACTCACCATTCGAGCCAGCTGTTTATCGTTATGAAATTACAAAACCAGTAGGTGGTTAATGTGAATAACGAAGCTGAAACATTATCTTTAGAAGAAAAATTCAAAGCACATATTCATTTTGAAGAGGGGATGGATGATTCCATGCTCTCTTTTTATTTAAATATGGCAAAAAATTATGTGAAAACAGCAACTGGAGGGCAAGAAGAATATTTAATTTTGATGGTTGCTGGTATTGCTTATGAATATCGTGTTTCAGAAGATGAATTAGATAAGGCGTTGAATGCGATCACGCCATTTATCATCCAAGGAGTGATTCAACATGCCGAAGAGGCAGACGAATAGGTTTCGTTGGAAAGCAGACTTGCTAAATGTAAAAGAAGAAACAGATTCGAACGATAAAGTAGTTACGACCTATAAACTTAATAGGCTTTTATGGTACGAAGATATTGGAGTAACTGCACAAGAAAAATATCTTTCACAGCAAGCCAAAACAGACGTTGTCAGACGGATTAAAGTGAGATTGGATAAATCTATCACAGAAAAGTTTAGCGCTGTTAGAATCGATTCTGTGACCTATAAAATCACTCGTATTTACACAAATATGGATAAACGAGAAATGGAGTTGAGTTTGGCTTATGTCGATTAGTTTTGAAAAATTAAGGGCAGCGCTAAAAACAGTAGGCGTACCTGTGACACGTGATAAAGCGGAAAAAGAAACGGACTATCCATATATTGTTTATTCAAATGTTAGTCAAGGTAAAAAAATGGCATCGTCTAAAGTGCATAGACGAATGCCCTACTATCAAATCTCTTTTTATACAACAGGTACTGAAAAGGATTTAATTGCTTTAGAAAATGCATTGGAGGAAGCTGGTATTCCTTACACTGATTTTGTAGGCATTCAAGGCGATGAAAATGATGATACTGTGACAAATTTTTACACATATGTGAGGTGTATTGAAGATGGAAAATAATAATGGTTTTGTAGATATGGCAGACTATTTAGGAAAGCTTTCGCAAGTAGATGCGACAAAATTATCAATAGAATCATTAACCACTGCAGCTAATTTTTATATGGAAAAATTACTACCCAATATACCTAAATCGCTTCTAAAAAAGAAGCACATGGTTGATCAAGTGAAAGTAAATATTAAAGATGATGAAGTACAAGTAGCTTTTGAAGATACAGCCTTTTACTGGCGATTCGCTGAAAACGGAACAGTAAATCAAAAAGCGCAACATTTTGCCAGTGGAACATTTGAACAAAATAAAGATCAAATTGAAAAAATTATGACTCAACAAATATTAGATTTATGGAAAGGATGAGTAAATTGGGAAAACAAGATGTGTATTATTTTGAAGGCTTAGATGACATCTTAATTGCCATGATGACCACAAAAGATGCAGTAGGTACAGAACCAGCATTTGGCGAAGTTGTTCGTTTGCCAATAGCCACAAAATTAGGAATTAAAGGAAATGGAACAGCTTTAGAAAAATGGGCATCAAGTAAAATGTTCCGACGCGTAAGTCGTGAAACGAAACATGAAATTGCGCTAGATCATGTGGGCATTCCTATTGCGGTGATGGATGAAATAAAAGGATTAATCGCTCAAAGTGGAGTGACTTTTGGTAAAAACACTGCGCGAGAATTTCCTTATTTTGCCTTTGGGTTTATCGGAAATATTGAAAATGGTGGAAAAAAAGCTGTTTGGTATCCTAAAACGCAGTTATCAAATGTTATTGATGAAGAATACACTACTGCAGAAGATGAAACCAAAATTGATGATGTAACTGCTAACTTTGTTTCAACTGGTTTAACATACAATAATGTTATGTATTCAAGTTTTGATTCTAATCGGGATAGTGCTTCAATAGAACTATTTGAAAAATTTATCGCGCAACCTGTTTATGACGAAGAACAATGGAAGAAACTAGCAGGCCCTTCACGTGGAGGTGGCAGTGACTAATGGCAAAATTAGCGGATTATGGGATTGTTATTTCAGATACACCCACAGTTACTATTCAAGGGCATCAGTTTCCCATTTTGTTAACGATGGAAACAATGGAGTATATTGCTGATGTTTATGATGATGACTATTCAAAATTTGAAGCAGATATGAATGAAATGATTAACAAAAGCGGTGGTCGTATTTCATCAAAAGATTTATCAGCTTCTGATTTGAAAATTATGCGTGCGTTGATTTATGGCATGCTAAGAACTGGTGGATTGGAAGAAACGCCAGAAACCATTTTTAAGTTTTTAGGTATGAGTGCCACAATTGTTGAGATTTATGGTGCATGTATGGAAATATTTGCAAAGCAGAATTTTCAAGTTGAAGACTTAAAAAAATCCAAGAAGCCACAAGATTATCAAACTCCGAAAAAAAGGAAAAACAAAAAGAAAAAGCCTCAACGGAAATAGGAACGCCGTGGGCTTTTTATTTATATGTAGCTCTCACTCTTTTGGGATGGAGTGAGGACTTCTTTTTAAAAGCAACTCCCAACTTGTGGCTTAAGTCATATATTCAGTGGTTAGTAAGTAATACGGAGTTTGAACCACCTAGAAGTGTGACAATGGATAAAAGTCCTTGGTGGTAGGAAAGGAGCGCTAACGTGTCAAAACAAGAATCTGATGTTGTCTTAAATTTCAAGATGAATGGAGAAATAAACTATTCACGAACAATTAAAGATATTAATAAAGAAATGAACTTAGCGGCTACCGAGTACAAAAACCAGGTATCCGCAATGGATAAAAATGCAACTCAAACTGAAAAATTAATAGCTACAAAGAAAAAATTAGAAAAACAATTATCTTTAGCTGAACAAAGAACAAAATTATTACGTGAAGAATATGAAAAATCAGTAAAAGAAACTGGTGAATATTCAGAGCAATCACAAAAGCTGTATAAGCGTTTATTGGAATCAGAAACAGGTGAAAATAAACTGCGTTCTGCATTGCAAAGTACCAATGAAGCTTTGAAAGAGCAAGGTAATTTATCAATAAAAACAGCTGAAAAACTAGCCAAAATTGAAAAAGCTGGAGACAAAATTAAATCAGTTGGGCAAAAACTGTCTGTTGGATTAACAGCACCAATTATGGGAATTGGTGCTGCTTCTATTGCCGCATTCAAAGAATTAGATGAATGTTTGGATAATATAACAACAGCAACAGGAGCTACTGGTAGTCAGCTAGAATCTTTACAAGCCAGTTTTAAAACAGTAGCAGGTCAAATACCCGCGGATATGCAAGATATATCAACTGGTATTGGTGAAGTAAATACTCAATTTGGCTTAATGGATAAGCAATTGGAAGATACAACAGGCCGAATGCTTAAATTTTCAGAAATTAATGGATCAGATGTTTCTCAATCAACTATCAATGCAAAAAAATCAATGGACCTTTTTAGGTTGTCTATTGAGGATTTGCCAATGATTTTAGATTCAGTATCTAAAACTAGCCAAGATACTGGAGTAGGGGTAGATCAGTTATTTGATGCAGTAAATAGAGGTGCGCCCCAACTCAAAGCTATGGGACTTGGTTTTTCTGAATCAACTATGTTAATAGGTCAAATGGAAAAAGCCGGTATTGATTCAGCAGGAACTCTTGGCTATTTGGCAAAAGCTAGTGTTGTATATGCGAAAGATAATAAAACCATGCAAGAAGGGCTTAGCGGAACAATTGAATCTATTAAAGGGGCCACAACGGAACAAGAAAAACTTACTATTGCTAGTGAAGTTTTTGGAACTAAAGCTGCTTCAAAAATGGTAGAAGCAATTGATAGCGGAGCGTTGTCAATGGATGGTTTAGCAGATTCAGCAAAAAACGCAGCTGGTACTGTGGATCAGACGTTTAGTGATATTCTTGATCCAATTGACCAAGCAAAGTTGGCACAAAATCAATTTAAAATAGCAATGGGGGAACTTGGAGAACAAGTACAAATAGCATTATTACCAGCATTTCAAGCTGCAACGGATGCAATAAAAAAAGTTTCAGAATGGTTTGGAAGTTTAACAGATAGTCAAAAGCAAACCATACTGAAAATAGCTGGTGTTGTTGCTGCTATCGGTCCAGTATTAGTAGTTTTAGGAACACTTGCTAGTTCCATTAGTAGTTTGATTCCAGTTATTGCTTTTATTGCGTCACCAATTGGTTTAGTAATTGCGGCGGTTGCCGCTTGGGTAGCTGCAATTGTAGTTGCATATAATAAAATCGGTTGGTTTAGGGATTTTATCAATACCTCCTTTAAAGTAATTAAAGATATTGTGGTTGGAGTATTTAATGTTTTGAAAGATACGACAAAATCTACTTTTGATTTCATCACAGGATTTATTGGTGGTGCCATGGATGGGGCTGCAAAAATTATTGGCGATTACGTAAATGCAATTAAGCGTATTTTTGGCGGTATCGTTGATTTTGTAACGGGAGTATTTACTGGAGACTGGTCAAGAGCGTGGCAAGGTGTTGTTGACATTTTTGGTGGTATTTTTGAAGGTATCGCTGCAGTAGCTAAAGCTCCAATCAATGCCATGATTACGTTAATCAATGGATTTATTGGTGGATTAAACAATATAAAAATACCTAAATGGGTGCCAGGAATTGGCGGTAAAGGATTTCATATTGGAAAAATTCCTTATTTAGCAGAAGGTGGAACTATTCTAAATGGTCAAGCCATTGTTGGTGAAGCTGGTCCTGAACTTTTAACCGCTAAAAACGGCAAGACAACTGTAACTCCATTGTCACCAGAAGAAAAAGCTCGTGGAATTGGTGGTGCTTTGAAAGGTGGCAATACTATTGAACAACATGTTCATATTGGCCAAGTAGATGCAAATAATCCGAGTGAAATTAATCGTTTGAACAGGAAAATGTTTCAAGCGAATGTTTGGAATAATTTAGCGACAGGGGATGTGTAAAAATGGATAGATATACGCCTAATTTTGTATGGAAAGGAGCGAATGCTCTTATAGATTATGGTTTAATTATTGAATCTGAATTGCCTGAAATTGTCGCTAAACCAAGATATAACGAGATAACTATTGTAGGTAGTAACAGGGTATTGAATGAATGGTTTGGTGATTATGAACCGTTTGATTTCAAAATTAAAGACGTCAGTGTTAGTTATGACCGATTAGCGGAAGTGAAACGATGGCTTAGTGGCAAGTCAGAATTAATCACACATAATAATGAAAACCTGTATGTTAACGCGGTATGCAATGTTAGTAATGAAGTTGAATACACAAATGAGTGGGGAACTTTTTATACTTTTGAAATAAATTTTCGTTGTGAACCTCTAAAGAGAAAAGTAAATGAAGAATTTGTCAGTCTAAAAAAAGGAGAGAATGACATTACCAATCATGGGGATGAAATTTGCTTCCCTTTATTTGAAATTCAATCTACTGGCGGTGACATCAGTATTACTTGTGGTAAAAATACTTTGATTTTAATAAATACACCTGCTGGCTTGTTATCATTAGATAATGAACTAGCTGTTTGCGTACATGAGGGAAGAATGCAACGAACAAAAGGAAACTGGATACGAATGACACCAGGGACCAATAAAGTAAAGGTAACTGGAAGTGTTTCAAGTATAAAAATAAAGGTGAGGAGTGTATATTTTTGATTAATCCAATTTACATTTATGAAAAAGTACCAAAAGATTTATCCGAAAATGGCATCCCTCTATTAGATTGGGCTGATGATCCTGAAATTACTCGTTCATTGAATAGTGAATATTCTTTTTACGGTAATTATTCATTGGTTGGCAAAAATAAAGAATATTTAAAGAAAGGTTATTATATAAAAGCTTTAGTTTCTAATGATTCATGGCAGTATTTCAGAATAAAATCAGTCGATAAAAATTTACATTCTGTTTCAATCAAAGCTTTACATTTAGGGTATGAGGCAAATCGTAACTTTATTCAAATGGCATATACTGCTAATGGTACTGGTAATCAGATTATGGAAAACTTAAAAGCGAATTTAGCATTTAAGCAACCTTTTATCTATGAAAGTAATATCAATTCCAAACATCAATTTACCGCAAAAGAAGTAAATCCAATATCGGCTATTATTGGGCAAAATAACGGTAATGAAAATTTAACAGGTGTAACTTCTGGCGAACTAGATATGGATAACTACAGACTTATACTAAAAGACAGAATTGGTGAAGATAATGGTTTTAGAATAGATTTAGGTGTTAATTTAGAATCAATAAAAGAGACTGTGGATGACTTAAATGTATCCAACAGTCTCTATTTAATTGGTGGAACACCTGAAGATATTAATTATAACGAAGATCAAGAGCCAATAACCTTTGCTTTTTTAGAAACAAAAGGGGTAACCGATGAAAATAGACGTATTACTAGTAGGACCAATAGCGAATGTAAAACTGTAGAGGAATTAAAAAAATGGGGACAATCACTTTTTGACAAAGAACGAATCCATGAACCAAAAGTAACACATGAAATCAATATGGTTACTTTAGAAAATACTATAGAGTATCAAAAACTTTACGGTAAGATAATGAAATTGAATTTTGGGGACACTGTGTATTGCGATATTGAATACAACGGAATAACTGGAGTAAAAGAAAGAGTGACAGAGTGTACCTGGTTTCCTACTTTAGGTAAGTATAAAAATATCGTATTAGGAAACGAAATAAAATCTTACACAGATTCAGTAAATACTGCAGTTAATCAAATAACTAAAAAGCTTGAAGTAAAGAGTGAGGATTTACAGAATGCTATCGTGAACGCTACTCAATGGATAACAGGAACAAAAGGTGGCTATGTTCGTTTTCGTCCTAAAGATGCACCAGAAGAAATTTTAATTATGGACAGACCAAATGCGAATGATGCAAAAAAAGTATGGCGTTGGAACCTAGGAGGTCTTGGGTATTCAAATAGCGGTGTAAATGGACCATTTGAAACGGCAATTACTCAAGATGGCTCAATTGTTGCTAATTTTATTACAGCAGGAATTTTGACAGGGATTTTAGTACAAGGTGTGGCTTTAAAAACGTTAGATGATAAAGATTTCCAAGTTGTGGTTGAAGGTGGAAAGGTAGCATTTGAACGTAAAAGAGTAAGCACAGGCCTAAAAGATGTTCATGGTGAATTGTTTGGTGACATTAAGGCTACGTATGATGGAAGTGGAAAAAAAGCTAATGGTTTCGCTGTTAGACAAAAACATGGTTACATTTTTTCGATCAATACGATTAGTAAAAATAATGAGGGGCAATCAGTTCCAATTATTCAAATACCAGCAGATGTTCATCCAGACAATAGGAAAGTGAATAGTTATGCTAGCTGGTCGCACAAAGGTAATTTCAGTGTTTCTAATGAAGTAGATATTAGTGGTATTTTAAAAGGAACTATTGGTAAATTCGATAAATTATATGTTGGAGGTAAAGAAGTTATACCAGGAAGCGGTACTGGTGGAACTGGTAGCGGTACACCTCCAGAATTGACTACTGAAAAAGAGAAAAACGCTTGGGCAGTTTGGCAGTTCTTAAAATCTAAAGGTTATAGCGAACAAGCAACTGCAGGTATTTTAGGAAATATGGAACAAGAATCAGGCATTATGCCAGACATTGACGAAGGTGGTGGCGGTCCTGGCTATGGTTTAGTTCAGTGGACATCACCTGTAGCTGGTGAAAGTGGTCGTGCTTATGTTCAACGTTTATTAGCACAAGCTGGTATTAGTGGTGACTATCGAAACATTAATACGCAACTTCAATTACTAGACTGGCATATGCACAACGGACAGTATATTCCTACTTCTGCTTATCCATATTCAGTTGCACAATTTAAAGCATTAACAGATATAGGAACAGCTACGATGGCGTTTGAAGCCAATTTTGAGCGACCAGCAGTCACACATCCAGAGCGGATTGATATGGCGATTTACTGGTATAACAAATTGCATGGGTTGCAACCTAGTAATCCAACGTGGATGAACCCTGTACGATCTAGCTATACGATTACGCAAGAGTGGGATCAAATTGGCTGGGGAACGAACGTTATTCATGGTGGAATTGATATTGCTTCAGTTCCTGCTGGAAGTACGCCACCTGTTTATGTGGCACGTAGCGGCACAGTAGAAACTGTCACTTATGATGGAACTGGAGGAAATTATGTTGTCATTAAACACGATGATGGTTATTGGACCTATTACGGTCACTTAAATTCTGTTGATTTAGCTATAGGCGATAAAGTAACGACCAATTCACGTGTTGGGATAATGGGTTCCACTGGGCTTGCTAAAGGTATTCATCTTCATTTTGAAGTGTGGAAAGGCGCACAGTGGCAACGAATCAATCCACGTGATGTAATTAATTTTTAGAAAGGAGTGCACAAATGGTTAAATGGCAAGCAACGCTAAGTACAACTGAACCTTATAACTATGTCGGTATTATTAATGTACGGCAAGGGAATAAGAACACAGAAGTATTACAAGTAAATATTGTAGAAAATGCTTTGCCGTTAGACTTAAGTCTCTGCAAAGTTTTTTTAGAGTCAATTATTAATAATAAATTCCCGATTCAACGAGCAGCAAAAATCATAGATGCTAAAAAAGGGATTATTCAGTATACCTTTGATGAATATTCTATGCAGTCGTTACACAGACAAGAAGCTTATTTTAGTATTTATAAAGGCGACGATTTAATCGGCACAACGCAGAATTTTTCTTATTTTGTAATAAATGCTGCTTCTAAAACAGAGGGCGAAATGGGTTCTTATTGGCAGTCCATCGAAGATTTAATCGCAGACATGACCGCCTTTATCAACGAAAATAAGGGCGATTTTACTGATTGGATGAATGCCAGAAAAGATGAGTTCGAAGCGTGGCGAGATGCGCAAAAAACAGATTTCACTTCATGGTTCGAATCAATCAAAGATATTTTAAAAACTGTTGATCCTGGCGGTACGATGTTAGCCGAGTTAATGGATGCACGTGTAGACATTCAAGGAGTGCGCCATAATTCAATTTCTAAACGTTTATTGGCAGATATGGAATATTTGTATCAGAAATTAGAGAAACGCTTATATACGTTAGAATATGGCGAAATAAGTGACTTGATTATTTTACAAGATGATGCTTTTTCACTGAATCATGAAACAGAAATTGTTGGAACAGTTGATTATCCTGCGATCGATGGGGCATTGGTTATCGCAACAGTTGATGATACAAAACAGAACGCTTATGTGTTTGAAAAAGTGGGTGAAATAAGTGGTTAAAGTAAAACGAATGATGGAAACCGAAGAAAATGGCGTGGAACGTCAGTTTTATCCTATTACACATGCATCCGCTGTTCGAGGATTAGAAAAAATTATTGCGGGTCAATCAAAAGTATTATCTGTTAATGGATACACTGGGGCAGTAATTATCACTAAAGCAGATTTAGGCTTAGAAAATGCACTGACAGAACTTCCTTATGCGACAGAAGAAACAGACGGTATTATCACTGCTGAAATGTTTCAACGGTTGTCAAATGGCGAGGGAGGCGTGTACATTCTTCCAATCGCTACCACAGATGAACTGGGCGGAATAAAGGTTGGCCAACTGTTAGAAATTGCAGAAGACGGAACGTTGTCTGCGGTAAAGCAAACAGATCAAAATTTCACCACTGAACTAAAATCGAAACTGGAAGAGTTGAAAGGTTATACTGCTGGAGCGAATATTTCTATTTCAGAAGATGGTGTTATTTCAGCAACTGGTGGTGGCGATGGCGGCGGAGTGAATCAACAATATGTTGACCAAAAAGTTCAAGAAGCCATTGACAGAATACCTGATATTACGTTTGAGAGAGTAGGGGAAGTTGAATGACAGATATTGTTAAAGTAAAACAAGGAGGAACACAGGTATTTCCTCAAACACATTGGAATGCTGTGGAAGGGAAACCAGAAGTATTAAAAGGTGAAAAGGGAGACCCAGGTCCACAAGGTCCAAAAGGAGATAAAGGAGACGTTGGTCCGCAAGGTCCAGCAGGGCAAAATGCAACAACGACAGACGTTGCAACCTCAATAAAAAATGGCTTGATGTCTAAAGAAGATAAAACAAAGCTAGATGGATTGCCAGCAATTACGTTTGAAAAGGTAGGGGAAGTGTAATGACAACAGATATTGTTCAATTAAAAGAAAAAGGAAAACCAGTCTATCTTAAAACACATACTGCCGCAATTGATGGGCTTGAATCGTATCCAACTAAAGTAGATACGGATAAAATGTATCAAAAAATTACCAAAAAAGAGCCATTATGGACGGGCGGATGGTATGGCGCAGCAGCAGGAAACGGACAAGTACCTTCTAAGCCGCTTTCGCAGTGTCAAAATGGTTGGATTTTACAATGGCAAGAATACACAAAAGAAGGAACTTTGAACGGCGCATGTTATCACTTTTTCGTTATTCCTAAGCAACATGCACAGAATCCAGGTTCCAAAGGTGTTATTTTTCTTTTGCATGGTTACTACACTAATTTAGTTCGGAAGTATTTATATATCACTGATACTAAAATTACTGGTAATGATATGAATGCATCATCTAGTGATACAGCAGGGTCTGGTAGTAAAATGTTTGCCTTAAGCGCAGTTTATGAATGGTAGGAGGAAAGCGAACATGAAAATTTGGATTGATGATATTCAAGGTTATTTACAAGGGTATTCCACAATGGAACAACCTAATGCGATTGAACTTGAAGTAGAAAAAGAGCCAACAGATTTCTTTAATTACCGTTGGAATGGGACAAGCTTAATATACGATCCTGACAATGTGCCAGAACCAGAGCCAACGCCACCTACGGAATTGGAACTTTTACAAAAGCAAAATGCGGAATTAATGAAGCAAGTTTCTCAGCAGAATCAAGTTATTCAACAAACACAAAGAATGACTGGCGAATTGATGAAACAAGTCGCTGAACTTACGAAAGGAGCGGAATAAGATGAAGACGAATGCTTTTCCAGGTTTCGATAATATTAAACAGTTGTATGATTGGAATTGTTATACAAAACAAGATTTAGTAGATTACGTGAATATGAATTGCTTAACAAAAGAAGAATACACAAAAATTTGTGGGGAACCGTTTAGCGAAAGCTAAGCGGTTCTTATTATTGGAGGAATTGTTTTGTCAAATGAAATTGTTGTCGCTGTTATAGGATTAGTAGGCAGCACAATTGGCGCGTTTATTGGAGTTGTAGCTAGTGCCAATTTGACAGCTTACAGAATTGAACAGCTAGAAAAGAAAGTAGAAAAACATAATGGGGTAATTGAAAGAACCTTTAAATTAGAAGGTCGAATGCAAGAAGCGGAACATGACATAATAGAATTGAAAGGAGCAAAAAAATGATTCTACCAGATAAGTACTACAAAATTATCAAATGGGGCGTGCTAACAGTACTTCCTGCAAGTTCTGTTTTGGTTGCCACACTAGGCAAAGCCTATGGATGGCAGCAAACAGATATGGCTGTTTTAACTATCAATGCCATTGCAACTTTTTTAGGAGTAGTAACAGGTGTGTCAGCATATAATTTAAAAGACAAGGAGAAGTAAAAATGAAAAAGAAAATTTTAGTAGGAGCGCTTGTCGCTCTATTTTTTATGCCTTTAAATGTATTTGCTGCAAAAGGTGACCAAGGCGTTGACTGGGCGATTTATCAAGGCGAACAGGGTCGTTTTGGTTATGCACATGATAAATTCGCTATTGCTCAGATTGGTGGCTACAATGCTAGCGGTATTTATGAACAATACACATATAAAACGCAAGTGGCAAGTGCTATTGCCCAAGGTAAACGTGCGCATACCTATATTTGGTATGACACTTGGGGAAACATGGACATTGCGAAAACAACAATGGATTACTTTTTGCCACGTATTCAAACGCCTAAAAATTCCATCGTTGCATTAGATTTTGAACATGGAGCGTTGGCTAGTGTTCCAGATGGATATGGAGGATATGTAAGTTCAGATGCCGAAAAAGCAGCAAATACAGAGACAATTTTGTACGGTATGCGCAGAATCAAACAGGCTGGCTATACTCCAATGTATTACAGCTACAAGCCATTTACACTAAATCATGTAAACTATCAACAAATCATCAAAGAGTTTCCTAACTCTTTATGGATTGCTGCGTATCCTATCGATGGTGTGTCACCATATCCATTGTATGCTTATTTCCCAAGCATGGATGGTATTGGTATTTGGCAATTCACATCCGCTTATATTGCAGGTGGTTTAGATGGTAACGTAGATTTAACAGGAATTACGGATAGTGGTTATACAGATACCAATAAACCAGAAACGGATACGCCAGCAACAGATGCAGGGGAAGAAATTGAAAAAACACCCAATTCTGATGTTAGAGTCGGTGACACGGTTAAAGTGAAATTTAATGTAGATGCATGGGCGACTGGCGAAGCTATTCCTCAGTGGGTTAAAGGCAACAGCTATAAAGTACAAGAAGTGACTGATAGCAGAGTATTGCTAGAAGGCATTTTGTCATGGATTAGCAAAGGTGATATTGAATTATTGCCAGATGCGGCAACTGTTCCTGATAAACAACCAGAAGCGACTTATGTGGTACAATACGGCGAAACATTATCAAGCATTGCTTATCAATACGGAACAAACTATCAAACATTGGCTGCATTAAATGGATTGACAAATCCAAATCTTATTTACCCTGGTCAAGTTTTGAAAGTCAATGGATCGGCAACAAGTAATGTCTACACGGTTAAATACGGCGATAATTTATCTAGTATTGCAGCCAAACTTGGCACTAATTATCAAGCCTTAGCTACATTAAACGGATTAGCAAATCCTAACTTGATTTATCCTGGTCAAAATTTGAATTTTTAAAATAGCCCCTCTTAAAGGAGGGGTGTACATATTTTAATTATTATATATACGGGAGGGTTATTATATACCAGTGAGAGGATATTTAATAATAAACTAATTCTATTTTACATGCGAAATTGCGAATTATAGTGGCTAATATTCTCCAAACTAATTATAGAGGTAAATTAACTTTACTTAAAATTATATTTTAAGTACGATTACACATCAATATATTTACAAATAAATCTTTTATTGGTAACATTAGTTGTGACATTAATCAATAGTACGTAAAAGAGGGAGAAGTATATGAAGTCTTTTGAATTAGCTGAACAAAAGCAGTTGCAAGTATTTAATTCAAAATTTTCTGCATATCTAAAAGTATTGAAAGATCATATTAAAAATACTGAAAAACATATCACTAATTATGAAATAAATTTATCTTATGTAAAAACAATCGAAGCTAGTTTAGAGAATGATAATTTTAATTGTGAACAATATTTTCAATTAAAGTCACTTTTAAAGGACTACACATTTACTAGATGTAAAAAAGAAGAGATAGATGCAATCATACGAATTTTTATTAGTAAATTGGACTTCGAAGAGTCTACTTTAAAAGAACGTGAGATTGAAAAAACATTAGATATAACTAACGATATTTATGCAGACTTATCTAAAAATTTGATTCGTTTAAGTAAAAATTTTAATAAACAGTGGGTTGATGTTAGTTTGCCTGAAATATCTAGGAACTATTGTTATAATATGTATAAAGAAAAGGATAAAAAGGAGAATATAGATGTTAAAAGAGATTATAAATATACGTCTTCTGCAAGTTTTAATAGACGATAAACAAGTTACAAATATGTCGGAAGAGGTTAGCTGCGGCATACTCGGAGAGTGTAACCTTAAGGATATAGTACAGTATACTAAACAAGAAAATCTCTTCTCTACGAATATTGAATTCTCCTTAAAAATTGTGGATGGCAAAATTGCACTTGATAATAACGGTAACGTTGATGATTCACATGTATTTGCTGTTTTTAATTGTGTATACAAAATTGATTTTATTTTTGAAAACTTTAAACAAGCGGATAAAAATTTAATTAGTAAAGAAATAGGAAAGTTTTCTGGACCATATATTAGAGAGTTAGTTACCAATATTTTTAGTAGAAGTAACTTTCCTGTACCACCATTACCTCTTAATATTTTTGACGATTTAGAGGTTGTGGAATAAAAATGAAACTAAAAGATATTAGGTTTGTAGATGTTCGTAAAAATGAATTTTTTAAAGATGTTCTCAAAAATTCTCATAATAAAAAAATGAAAAATATTTTAATGAGTAGAGATTCTGTTTTAATTGAAACTGTATTATCATTTTTCAAAAGAAATAAAAATAACTCAGAACCTATAAAAAATGAACTTCAAAGACTTGAAGATGAACTTGAATTGAGAAAAATTATTGATGGAGATGATTCAGAATCATACCGTAATATGCTTGATTTAAAACAAACTTTAAGTATTCTTTATCGATATAGCGATCAGGATTTTAAGGATTTTCGAAGTAACTTTGTAGAATATGTATGCTTTTTATATTTTGCAATTTCAACTCCGTTTGTTAAGAATAAATGTAATAAAAAAAGAAGATTTTTCCATGAGCCAAGGATTTTCTTTAAATCAAATAATGAGTTAGAAAATACTATTATCAAAACTAATGATATTGATAATGAAAATTTAATTGGTGGAGGAAATAACTTAGTAGATCTAGTTCATGTCAATAAAGAAAGTTCTATTGTAGATGTGTGCGAATGTAAAGCTGATTTAAATTATTTTTTACTTTATCTAAAACAATCACAATTAAATGATCACAATTGCATTAAAAGTTTAAAAAAATGGACCTATATGTGTTCTGTACAAAAATTTTTCAATGATAATGTAGAAGATTGTGAAAGTAATTTATATTTTTTTACTTTTGCTGATACAGTAAATAATGCAGAAAAAGTTAATGGGAATGCGACCATTATTACTTCGACGCGAATATGTAAAGCTTTTTGTAATTATTAATTTTTTTATGGTCTTAGGTGATAGATTGAAAATAAAGAAAGCATTCGTAACCGTTTATTCCATAGTAAAACACCTGCCTCTTTTTTATAAAAGATAGGTGTTTTTTGTTATGTTAATATTTTTTGTTGAAAAATAGAACAAACGTTCGTATAATGTTTCTGATAGGAGAGTGTATCAGATGGTGAGACGAACGAAAAAAGAGTTTAAACCTTACAACGATTATGTTGACCGTCCTTTTGAATTAAAGTGGCCAACGGCGTTTCCGTTGGGCGAATTGACTGAAGCAATAAAGAGTACTGATGAATATCATGCTCGCAATATTGATAGACTGCCGCAGCAATCACAGCGACAAATAGAATATTTTTTAGATCGCTCTATTAAGCAAAATAAAGTTTTAGAAATCCAATTGAATTCGTTAGATGAATATGACCGAGTGAAACCACATGTTTTTGGTGTATTTCGTGGAATGGCAGAATTCGATGTTGTGCTGATTGGTGAACAAGAAATCGATTTTTACGATATAAGACATATTCAGATTCATAATTTCACCAAGTGGAGTGAAGAGCACGTAACGGAAGAAAAACCCTTTGAGGAAGACCCAGAATACGATGAAGCAATCGATGAATTTGTGGACGAATATTTCGATGATGAATGGATAGAATAATTAGAAATGTAAAAGCTCTACTTCTCACTCACGGGAAGTAGGGCCTTTTTTGTTTATTCGGTATAATTTATATATCTATTCGCTTGCCTTTTTTAATTTTTTGATGTAGATTTTATCTTGTTGTTATAGTCTATTTTGCTAATTTGAATTAAAATGATATTACGCAAACCCTTGTGAGTTCTAGTCTGTCTAAATATGGTGTTGCATAAAAATTACACCGTGAAACTAAATAATTTATTTAGATAGAGCCTAGAATCCTTGTTGTGTAAGGGTCTAGGCTTTTTATCTTTTGATTCATTACATGTTCATTTGTAGATGGAATGTAGAGGGAGGATTACCCAAGTTTGGCTGAAGGGGACGGTCTCGAAAACCGTTAGGCGAGTAACATCGTGCAAGGGTTCGAATCCCTTATCCTCCGTACTGAGAAGCAGTTGAGTTATTAGTTGCAAATAAAACGACAGAGACGTACACTTAAAGTAGAAAAATACTTAAGAAGAGGTGTCTATTATGTCAAACTATGAAGAAAAAGAAGCGCAAGCATTAGTAAAAATTGCCGACGTTTTGAACAAATTGGATGCAAGTTTAGAAGAGTTGGCCTCGCTAGATGAGGATACAAAAAAACATAGTATGAAGAAATGGATTGTTGAAAAAAAAGCCATTCATGAGATTAAAAAAATTGCACACGAAGCTGGTAAGTATGACAAGTATGATGAAAAAGAATTAGAAAAAGAAATGGATCTGTTGGAAAAGTTTATGTAAAAAAGCGCTAGCTTTTGTTCAACAGTTATTTAAGTTTGAGTCTAGAATTAATCGTTTTGATTTTTTCTAGGCTTATTTTTTATGAAGTAAGCAAATCGTATCGGGAGAGGTATTGAATTAAGAAATAAAGCATGTATTGATTCAGAAAAAAAGTTGTAGTAAAATGTTCGTCACAACTACTTTTCTTCTGATTTCATAGAAGGAAAAGTTGGAATAATGAATTGAGAAGAGTCGATTTTTAGGAGATGATTTTAGGTGACTTTTTATCAATTATTGCAGTTAGATCCATTTATTTTAAAACAAAAAATTCATCAAGCGGATACTAAAAAACAGCGGAGATATTTTTGGCGCGCCTTGTTAATAAGGGATATCTTATTAGTTTCGTTTGCGATTTTATGGGTGTCGACGATTACTTTTTTCTTTGGAAAAGCTGTAGCGCCTTTTTCAATTGTATTATTTTGTTTGCTGTTGAGTATCCGTTTCGTCTCATATGGCTACAGGGAAAAACAGGCCTTGCTTAGTTTAGGAATCGTGTTAACAATTCTAGGTGTTAGTCCATTAATTTCACTGATTTCTGTATCATTTTTACAATTGGGCCTTCATTTTATCTGCTTGCTGGCATTGTTTTTCTTAACTGGTAAAAACCCTAAAATGGGTAATCCTGGCTTGTATACGTTCTCCTACTTATATTTAGTTGGCACGGTTCACTATCAATCGTTTCAGCAATTAGAACAAACTTTCTTTGTATTAGTGTTTGCTTATCTACTTTTAGCTTTTGTTTATCATGTGAAACATAAAAAATTGGATCAAGAGATTACTTTTATACAGATGGTTACAGAAAATGGTTTTTTTAATCAAAGAAATATTTGGTTTGGTTATTACGCTTTAGGCATTAGCTTATTACTTTTTATAGGAACGCACCTTCAGATTGACCGCTTTATGTGGGCAACATTTGCTAGTTCGTCATTATTTTCTGGGTATGATACGTTTAAATTGTCTGAACGAGCAAAAGAACGAATAATAGGGGTCGTTATTGGTTCTCTAGTATCGGCTATCTTGTTATTTTATATACCAACGAACCTACTTGGTATTTTAGGAGGACTTTGTTTAGGCTTATGCACATCTTATAAAAGTAAAACGATTTTTAATTGTGTTGGTGCTATCATGGCAGCTTCTATGATATTTGGGCTAGAAACAAGTCTTTACTTAAGAATTTTGTTAAATATGTTGGGGCTAGCTTACGGTTTGCTTTATCATTTTGTCTTTGTAAAAACTATGTCCTATTGCAATCGCAAGGAGTGGCTGAAATTGTCTGAATAAAAGGAGCCTAACATTCTTTCTTGAAAGAATGTTAGGCTCCTTAGACATTTTTGTTTATATTCCATATTATCAAATTATATGCATGCTGTTAATCAATGCCCAACTGCTATATCAAATGTCGCAATTTTTGCTGAGCCAGTAGGTACAAGGTCTAGTTCCACTTCGTCAAACCTATTGCCATCAACTGGTATCCCAAAGTAAATGGTAGATGGTCCAGTTCTACTTTTATAGATTATTATCTATTAGTATACCTAAATTTCTATTTAATTCGTAATGACTGACCAGGATAAAAAACAGAAGTTTCAATGCCTGGATTTAATGCTAATAATTCTTCTAAGGTTAAACCATTTCTTTCGGCTAACTGTCGCCCACCTTCACCACTTCGTACCGTATCGTATATAGGTTGGTCTGATTTAGAATTTTGTATTTGTTCACGAGAATCAGAGTTTTGTGGTGGTTGCTGTTCAGATTGTTCAAAAACTTGTTGAGTTTGAGTATTTCTTTCAATTAATTGTTCCAACGTAATATTACCTAGATAAGTGTATATTTGTCCATTAACAGTTAAAGTACCATCATTATTTTTCGTTACTGTTCGGGGCGTATTATTCAAAAGAAACGTCATTGTTTGATTACCATTCTCATCCACAGAAAAACTTACATTTTGAAGAGGAACATTCGATTGAGTTATGCTAGTGAGTGTTCCGTCAGCATTTATAAAAAATAAGTTATCACTTTGAGGAATACCCCAACCGCCTATAAAATCAGCTAAGCTAACTTGTGGTAGCGGTTCTTTAGTAGTAGATGAAGAGGTAGATTGGTTTGTTTCAGATGAGACGTTTTGATAATTAGAGCTGGTTTCTTCCGTTTTATCTTTTTGAGTGGAAGAATCAATACTTTTCTTTGTGTAAGGTTTCAAAACTAGTTTTGTTTGGTTATCAGAATTGTTTGTCTTAGTAGGAGTGAAAAGTAGATTTTGCTTTTCTTTTTTTATCTTGTAAGCTACTTCTTTTCCTTCATTTTTCCAACGAATTTGATTGTTTTTTAGATGGTATTTGACTTTGTATTCTATTTTATTTGCAATTTGTTTACCTAATTCTTCGCCTGCTTTTTCCAAATCATTTTTTGCAGTTGATGTGTGTTCATCTGTATTGATTTTGAAAGTAGCGGTATCTTCGCTGAATGATACAATCATTACTACTTCATCAACGTTGGAGTTTACGGCCCACTCGTTTGCCATTAGCTCTTTTGTGGTCACTTTATTTCTGCAAGAAGTAAGGTTCAGTAAGGATAAAAAAACAATCAACCCCAGTAAACTTTTTTTCAT